GCCTGGGTTGCCGCAGGCACGGCGATCTCGTCGCTTTCGACGACCGTGGTCGCCGGGTCGACGAACACCATGGCCGCGACGGGCATCGGCGGGTCCTCGGGCTCGCTCATCTCCGTCGGCGACTTCGTGAAGGTCTCCGGGTTCTCCGGGGGCTACGCGGCGAACAACGGATTCTTCAAGGTCACGGCCAGGACCGACAACCTTCTCACTCTCGCTGAGGCCAAGGACACCGCGGGCGCCTCGGTGCTCGCCGCGTGCTCGTCTCAGGCGGGCATTTCGGTCCAGAGGATGGGCTACCTCGTGACGGGCACGACCGAGAAGTCCCTCGCTTTCGAAGAGGCCTTCATCGACATCTCGGTCTACGCCGAGTACCTCGGGATGGTCGCCAAGGGCATGTCCCTCTCGATTCCCATCGAGGGCATCATCAAGGGCTCGTTCGACTTCATGGGCAAGTCTATCGTCGGCCCTGCGGGGACGACCTATACCGGATCCGTGGTCGCGGCGACGACGACCGACCCGATGGACGGCAACACCACGGGCATGACGCTCCGGGTCGACGGTACTCCCTCCGCCATCATCACGACCCTGGACCTGGCGCTCGACAATGGAAACGACTACGCCCTGGCCGCGTTCCAGTCCGTGCCGCAGCGCATCAAGGTCGGGCGGTCGAATCTCTCCGGACGCATGGGCCTGTACCTGACCGGGTCCACGTACTGGACGAAGTACCTCGCCGAGACGCCGATCGCGCTCGGCGCGGTGCTCCTCGATCCTTTGGGGCTGACCGGCTACGCGATCGACATCCCCAGCGTCAAGCTCTCGGGCTTCCCCAAGCCCAACGTCACCGAGAACGACATCACGATCGATTGCAGCTTCCAGGCGATCCGGGACGCAACGACTGGGCTCGTCAATTGGAAGTGGCACAAGCTCGCCTAAAGGAGACGACATGGATCTGGCATTCCTGGATACGACGACCAAGGCCGAGGCCGGGGTCGAGCTAGAGATCAAGCATCCGAAGACCGGCAAGGGCATCGGATTCTTCCTGACGATCAAGGGCTCGGACTCGAAGACCTACGCGAAGGCCCTGAAGGAAATTATGAAGAAGGTCGGCCCCGACACGACCGAGGAGGAGATCCGCGAGAAGCTGATCGTGGCCTGCACGGTCGGCTGGCGCGGGGAAGAGGTCGTCGACGGCAAGCCCCAGGCCTGCCCGGTCATGCTCGACGGCAAGGAGATCAAGTTCTCCGAGTCGGCGCTCGCTGAGATGATCAAGCGCATGCCGACTATCCGCGACCAGGCGAACGCCTTCATGACGGGGCGCGCCAATTTTTTGCCCGAGGCCTCCGGGAGCTAACGGAGGCGGTGCGGGCCTGGGCGGGACTGAATATTCCGCCCGAAGCCACGCCGGAGCAGGTCAAGGCGAAGCAATCGCCGCCTTCGCTCCGGCAGAAGCTCGAGAAGGTCGAGAAGCAGACGGGCATCCGCGACCCAAGACTTGATTCGGTCAAGATTCCCGAGGGCTTCCGGTATCTGTGGGACCTGTTTCGGACAGTACGGGGCGGGGCATCGGAGGGCATGTCAGGCGCCCGCATCACATGGCGAGACCTTGAGGCCTACCAGGACGTAACGGGGATATCGCTCGATGCCTTCGAGGTCGAGGCGATCATGGCGATGGACGAAGAGCTGCGGGACTATCTCGCGGAGCGGCGCGATGGCAGTTGAAGTCAACGTACTGGAACTCCAAGCCCGCACCGAAAGCCTCGAGAAGGCCATCGGGACTCTCGGCAATCTTAGCGCCGCCGGAGCTAAGACCGAGACCTCGTTCAAAGATCTAGCCCTCCGCATTGCGGGCTATACCTCCGTCGCCAATATCGCCGTCCAGGCCGGCCAGGCACTGCTTCGTGGGATCAAGGACCTGGCCGTCGAGTCCGTGACCCTCGCCGCGGGTTTCGAGAAGTCCCGCATGACCTGGGGCGTCCTCGTCGGCGACATGCAGCGCGGGTCCAAGGTCTTCGACCAGCTGTACCAGTTCGCCGCGAAGACGCCGCTGTCCTTCCAGGGCGTCGAGCACGCCGCGCAGACCCTCAAGGGCATGGGCGTGGCAACCGAGGACCTTGTCGGTGTCATGGGCAGGCTCGGCGACGTTGCGATGGGCGATGATGCGAAGCTGCAACGCGTGTCCCTCGTCTACGGCCAGGTCGTCGCCAAAGGGAAGGCTGATACCCGCGACCTGTGGCAGTTCGTCGACGCAGGCGTCCCGATCGTGAATCTCCTCTCCGAGACGCTCGGCGTGACCGGGGGCGAGGTCCTCAAGCTGACCGCCGACGGCAAGATCGGCTTCGCACAGGTCGAGGCGGCGATCAAGAAGGCTACCGACAAGGGCGGGCAGTTCTATCAGCTAATGGACAAGGTCGCGGAGACGACCTCGGGCAAGTGGTCAACGGCGCTCGACAATTGGAAGAACGCGCTCGCTGAGATCGGATCGACGACGCTTCCAGCCATCAACAAAGCGCTTGACGAGTTCAATCGGCAGATGGACCGCGCGTCTCAGGTTCGCGGCGCCATGACGGCGCTGGGTGGCAATGCCGATGCTTCTATGATTCAAACAGCGATCAATAACTATAAAAAAATAGTCGCGGATATGGATGCCGCGAAGGCGGCAGGGAAATGGAAATCGGCGGCCGGTGGTGGGCTTGGTCTTACCTTCGACGCCGAGCGTCAGTCGTTCGTGAATGAAATCGAAAAGCTGCAAAGTGCGCTGACTATAGCTCTTGGCCAACAGGCGAAGAAATCCGCCGCCGCAGGGGGGTCCGTCATCACGGCGGGGATGGGTGCCGGAGGCGCTACTGCCCTGAACGAACTCGAGCTCGCCATGGCCGAGCTTCGCAAGAAGTTCTGGGAGATCGACCAGTCCTCAGCCTGGGCCACGTCGCAAGGGGAAGCCTTCGACGTCATCAAAGAGAAGGCCTCGGCGCTCGACAAGATCGTCGGCGACCTCATAGAAAAGGGATTCACTGCCAGCGGCTCCGGGATCAAGTCGCTCGATACGCTCGCGCAGTCGCTCGGCTTCGTGCGCGATCCCCTGGGCGCAAACATGCAGGCCGGATATAGGCAGATCTCATGGGCCGATGTCATGCCGGGTATGACCCCGTGGGCGCCGGCTGCGTCGGCAATAAATGATCAGCAGATTAGCAATGCTTCGTGGTCCGACGTGAGCAGGACGCCGTGGGCCGATCAAGGTGTTACTCCGATGAAGGTCGCCGGAAGACACGGCGCCGTTCAGGGCAGCGCGCAAGAGAACACTCTCGACGAGCTGACCGATCAATACAAGAGGCTGACGCAAGGCGTGTCTGCCTATGAGAAAGAACAGAAGAAGGCGGCGGGCTGGACCGAGGACGAAATATTCTCCTATCAGATCCTCAAGCAAAAAATAGATGATGTTACGAAGGAGCAGGCTCGGCTCGAGGACTTCAAGAAGAAAGTCGAGCAGGCGAAGAACGCGCTGTACTCCATTGGCGAGCAGGGCTTCGTCGACACCTTCAAGTCGCTCGGCGAAGCCCTTGCCTCCGGCGCGGACGCGGGCGATTCCCTGGCCGCTTCGATCGCCAACGTCGGCAAGTCGATCCTCGATCAGGCCCCGATGCTCTTCCTGCAGCTCGCGGTCTCGGCCGCAGGGACTGGCAACTGGCCGCTCGCCCTCGGGCTCCTCGGGCTGTCGGGGCTGACCGCATTCGGTTCTGGCGTCGCGAGCTATTACTCCGACAACGCCATTGGCGGCGTATACTCCTCCTCATCGCTCCACTCCTACGTCAATGGCGTCTACGACTCCCCGAGGCTCTTCAGCTTCGCCAAGGGCGGGGCCATGGGGCGATTCGCCGAAGCAGGCCCCGAGGCGATCATGCCCTTGTCCCGCACCTCAACGGGCGAGCTCGGCGTGCGGTCCCACGGCGGCGGCTCGACTATCACCGTCGTTAATGAGCTTGGCATCAAGGCCGATGCCACAGTTGAAGAGACGCGAGGATCAGACGGCGGGAAGCAGACGCGGATCTTCTTGCGCAAGGCCGTCACCGAGCTCATCGCTTCGGGCGCGGCTGATAAGGCGCTCACCTCCAGGCTGTCGGGCTCGCGTGTCGCGGGCCGGAGGGTCTCATAATGGCGGCGATCAGCTGGCCCGCATCGCTCCCGACGAACCCCCAGGCCGAGGGCTATAGCAGGAACCCGGTCGACAACTCCCTCGAGTCCGACACCGACGTCGGCGGGCTCGTCATGAAGCGTCGGAGATTCTCAGCCTCGGTCGACATCGTGTCGGTCAGCTACTACATGACCGCCGCTCAGCGCGCGGCCTTCGATGCGTTTTTCCGGACTACCTCCTACCAGGGCACGCTCCGCTTCAACTGGACCGATCCACAGGACGCGGCTACCCGTGACGCGCAGTTCGTCAAGGGCTCGGTGCAGATCCAGCCCGACGGCTGGGAATTTCGCGTGAGCTTCCAGCTGCGAGTATTCATATGAGGACGCTGTCGGCCTCAGCTATTAGAGCCATCCT